CAGCTTCAGCCCGCAGGAGATGAACCTGCGCGAACTGCGCCGCATCCCGGAAGAACGGGTGAGCGGAGTGCTAGGGGTTCCGGCCATCGTCGCAGGGCTTGGCGCTGGGCTAGACCGCTCCACGTTTGCGAACATGGCCGAAGCCCGTGAGATGGCCTGGGAGTCTGGCCTGATCCCGATCCAGTCAATCATCGCGGACGATTTCACGAGCCAACTGCTTCCAGATTTTGATGACGACCCCACGGCTGAGGTTTACTTTGACTACTCAAGCGTGCGGGTACTTCAGGCCGATGCAACCGACATGGCCCGCCGCTGGCGTGAACTGGTTGAAGGGTCGATTGCCAAGCGTTCCGAAGCACGGGCCGCCCTGAATCTGCCAGTGGAACCGGGTGATGATGTCTACCTGATGCCCATGAACCTGATCGAGATCGGTGGAGACGCGCCACCACCGGCCCCAGAAGATGATGAGAAGTATGACGTGGTGGTGGACCACGCACACGACTATTCGAGCAACGGCGCACTTGATGACCCGGCAGAAGTGGCTGCTGCTCTTGGCGACAGAGGCTAGGGAACTCACAGCCCGACAACGCCAGCAGATCGTGGCCCAGACACGGCGCACCGAACAGGTGATTGGCCGCAAGTTTCGCAACGCCATGCGGAAGTTCTTTGTGGGGCAAGCCAGGCGAGTGATCAAGGGCTGGATGGAATCCGGCGGCTACCTGTCAGCCCATGCCGATGGGGAATATAAAGATCCCGCCAGCCAGCTACTCGGGGTGAATGAGGACACGGCGATAGTGGCCGCATCCCGCCCCTACGTGTTGGAGATGACAGTGGCCGCGATCAATGCCGCCAGTGACCTGGTGGGAGCGCCCAGGGTGGCAGCCGCCAAAGCCCTGAAGGAACAACCCGACATCCTTGGCACTGATCCCACGGTGCTGTTCCTGACCGACCAGAGCGCCCAGCGTGTCGTGCAGGTCAACGATGCCACCAGGCGTGGCGTCCAGCGCACGATTGTGAAAGGGGCGGCGGCTGGTTATTCGGATTATGAGATCGCCTATGGGTCCACCCGAACCCGCAAGGATGGTTACCGGCCCTT